CATCAGGAGCAACACGCAAATTATCCCAAGTGGTTTTGAGTTGGGTATATTTTACTCTTTGCCCTCCTCTATCGCTTATACCATAAGATTTCGTTCCTTTTGCATATCTTGGCATTATTCAATCACCACTGAAGCAGAACCAATATTCCCAGAAGAAGAGATTCCTATGCTTTTTATCTGGTTTCTGTCTAAAAATATATTATAATTGTAACCAACTTTAAAAATAACTGATTCAGCATCATTATCTGGTCTAGCTTTAAATAAACCAGTTGTTGCTTTGATATTTTTGACTGGAGTTAATTGAGGTTGTTTAATATCGAATTCTTCAGGACTGACTCTTAAACCTTCCCAAGTCGTTCTAAGATCCTTGTAAGGAATTTCAAAACCACTTATATCACATATCGCTTTTGAGTGATTTCCTGAAGCATATCTCGCCATATCAAACCAAATTCAACGCTGTTGGTTGAACCCTTAAACTAACACCATCATTATCTGAAGAAGCTGCAAAATTAAAAGATCTTTCGTACATTTCATTTAATACTTGGAATTTTTCTGGAGCAAATTTAAGGGATAATTTGCTTGCCAATCCTGCACAAATACAATCGCTCCACCTATAAGGAACATCTGCATCTTCATTAGAAGCAGAAATATCATCAAGTTGGTTAACTGCCCAATAAACCAAAGTATATGTTTTATCAGGAACATTCCAGAAATAAACTGTTGGAGTATATTGCTTGTCAATCATATATTGACTTGGTTTTCCTTCAGTTGTTTTATTCGGGATCTGGTTATATTCAGCAATCGTAACTCTATTGATCGTTTGGTCTGTAGAGTCTTCTCTTATTACAGCATCGATAATATCAATCGTTCCTGCTGGTAAAGCATATGATGTAGTTCCATCTGATAAAGTTAATGTATTCTGAGAAACTGCCCAGTAATTGATTCCTCTATTCGCCCATTCGGAAAATAATAAATTTAAACTCCTGCGAGCAGAAACAGCTTGATAGCCAGTGCGAGTTTCAGCATTAAGACCACATCTCTCATAAGCTTCAGCAATTATTTCCTCTACATTAGGTCTAAATGTTACTGTTCCAGAAGTTGCCATTAATACTGTTTAATCCCTCTAATAACAATTTGATAAGCGTCTCCTGCAGCACCTGCTCCTGTTGTAGTGAACTTAATATCACCAGTCCCACTAGAGCCATAAGCAGAGCTTGTTGGCAACCCACCAAATCTCGAAAAGTCTTGATAACCACTTTGTCCTTCTGCTAAATGCAGAATAATTATATCTGTATCAGCATCAGCCAAAACTTCAACAGTCATAGCTGATATAACCCACCAGATTTCAACAATTCTTATGCCTGTACAAGTTTCTCCATCTGCATTTTTAGCTAGTGCTGATACGTCTATTTTTGTTTCTGCACTTTCATTTCCTGTATCAACATATTGATATTGAAAAGCATATACAACTTCGTTGGTGTTTTCTGATATCTTAGTTGACGTTGTAAGATCTGCCATTAATTTCTCCTAAAATTTAGGTGGGGAAACCCCACCCAATTATTATGCAAACTGAACATACTCAATAATAAAAGTAAAAGATCCAGCAGTTGTAGCATCCACTGTATTTGTAATATTACAATAGATTGTTCTTTCAGTATCTGTATACTGAGCAGATGCAGGAGCTGTTGTCGCACTTTGCGTCTGTGCAACAAGAGATGTAGTCGTTACATTCCCAACTACAACTGTTGTTCCTCCATCTAAAATCTCGTCTGTTACAGCAGCAACAATTTGAGCTCCTGAGCTAGATGTGCCAACTTCATAACCAATGTCACCTGTTCCAATTGTTGGAGCAGTTACACATAAGATTTTAATGTCAGTAATAATTGTGTTTGCAGGTTGAGTGAACTCGCCAATGGCAGGACTATCCCCTGCTGTAGTGTTTACTGTTACACCTGTAGCAAAGCCAACATGCTTTACATATTTGTTCGTAACAATTCCTGTTGACGCAATACTAGCAACATCAGTATAAGCACCTGTTGTAGCATTTTTAGAAACGACTTTAAAGCCATTTTCGGAGCGTACTGCTCCTGTAAAAGTTGAATTAGCCATATAATATCTCCTTGTCGTGGCTAGTGTCAGCTTTCGCTGTCAAGTTGATAAGGAGGAGAGTTTTCACTCTCCCCCATATTTTATTAAGCAGCACCTTCAGTTCCGAAAACACCACGCCAATCAGTCCAACCAAAAGAATATCTTTCGCGAACTTTATAACGTACATTTCCAGTTTCGAAGTCGCCTTCCATGCCCTTTTTCATTGGGCTTCTTTGGAACATTTTCAACCCATCAGGAACATCCGTCGTAACAAAGAATGCATCTGAATCAGTTAAGCGTCTCATGACATGATATCCTTTAGGCAGATAACCACCTGACTTGATAGCATTAATATCATTGTCTGCTGTTCCTGTTCTCAGCTGAGATTCTAATAGCCTTTCAGCTGTAAAGGTATAAGCTGTTGGAATTACCAACTGCGTACCTTGTGCAGCAATCCTCAACCCACGATCGTCTTTCATATCAGCTATGTTGATAAGAATTGACTCTAGTGAAGTTTCAGACAAGTCTGCAGCAGTTGCCAAGACATTAGACTGATTGCCATTAGTGGTTGGGTGAGATGCACTTAAAAGTACAACCCCATCACCACCAGTGTAACCAGCAGTCTGAGAGTTATTTAAGATGTTTGCAGCTTTGATTTCTTTAGTAGAAGCCATTGAGCGTGCAAGTGCCTTAGTATAACGAGAAGCAATTGAGCCATACTGGCCATCTTCTTCAGCTTCCTCAGTAATTGAGAATGCCAAAGCAATTGTTTCATGCTGATATCTAGCAGTCCATTGCTGGCTACCTGTATCATAACTAATTGCAGCACCTTCATCTTTAGTTGGTGCGGAACCAAAACCCTGCAACAACACATCTTCCTCAAAAGCTTTACTTGAAGTGTTTGAAGAAAATACTGCTGAATATTCTGCTGGGTATTGATCATATTCAAGACCAAAAAGAGTATTTAGTCCTGGCTCTAAGGTTTTAGCAAATTGTGCTCTATTCATCGCCATTTTTCATACCCTCCTATATACCTGCACTATCTTTTAAGATGTGCTCATTAATTAGCACTTCCATGATAGCGTTGGCTCCGAAAGCATTGTCTGGGGAATCCCAAAGCCCAATGATCTTACAGGAAGCAGTGCCTGCTGCCATAGTTCCTGAAATTTCAAAACCTGATTGACCAGTCGTTGTTGAACCTGCACCAGCCACAACATCAGCACAATTACCAATGTTCGTCTGAGCAGTTGTTCCTGCGGACTGTACTTTATATACAATATATGGATCATCATATACGTATGCGATAATATTTGTAGCAGTAGTGCCTGTCGGCCAGTACTGACTATAAACATATGAACCATCTGAGGCAGTATATGAACACCCTGCGAAGACACCGATATTATTGGTTTCTGTTGCAGTGTGCGGAGTTATGTACCCAGTGTTAATGAGAACGCAAAGATCACCTGTAAAGATGTTCTCTGCAAGCCCACTAGCAAGCGTGTACTTATTAGCTCTTGGCACATTACCACTCATATGGCGAACTGGGATAAACCCAAAGGCTGCATCTACATTAGCCATTTTTCGCTCCTTTCAGCGTAAAGTTAATCATCCATAACAGAGAGATCTCTGCCACGGCTCGAAGAAGACTCACGATTCTGAAAAATCGATTGTCCAGTTTTTCGTCCTAACGCATCAAGGTCGCCTGCAATTGATTCGTTCGCTTCTACACTCCTATTATTGTAATAAGCCTTCATTGCTTTGTGTTTCTCAATAGGCATTTCACAAAGCAACATGCCTTCAATTCCAATTGACCCTGCCCACTGTCCGTGATTGATAGTCGGAAACAACTTTTCTTTCACACTGTCGGCAGAGCGTGGGCTCCATCCTTCACGCATACGTTTATATACGTTGTCTGGAGTTTCTTTACCCTGAATCGAGGTAGCTATCCATCGCTGGGTGTATCCTGGACGAGGTTCGGGTGCATCCAACAATGATGGTGGTTTCCACGCAGTATCTGGGCGAGATTGCTCATCTCTGGTGGAAGTTCGAGTTTCGCTTGCTCGCACGTTTCTTTTCTCAGTCATGACTGGCTCCTTTGCTGACGTTTGATTTCTGCCTCATATTTTTTAAGACTTGCTTCATCTGTTATACCAAGTTCCCTTGCCATTCTAAGTTGATCCTGCGACATGCGGACTCTATTGCCCTTATAAGATGAGCCACCTGTAGTTGGTGCGACTGGAGATCTACTTTTTGCTCTAGTCTTACTTGGACTTGAACCTGAGTTTAACTCAGGAAACATAGAAAGTAAACGATTATTTAAATTTTGGTAATAATCGTCCGAATTTTTGTCATAACCTTCAAGATCTAGCTGAACATCAATTGCTCTTGCAGCAGCAGTTTCTCTTTCAAAACCAGGAGAATTAAACCACCTATTTTTCTGCCACCAGTCCATAGCTTTGGGTGGAGCAGGATTCTGAGCAGTTTGTTGGGCTCTGCCTACTGTTGGGCTTGATGCTTGCTGAGCACGTTGCTGTTTCTGCATTTCAGCGATTCGAATCGCAGCACGCATGTCAGCTAACTGTTCTTGGAAGTTGACTTGGGCATTTGTATCCCCTTCTTCAACTGCTTTGGTCAATGCAGCCTTAGTTTGGGCATATCTTTTCTGAAAATTGTTTTCAGCAGTTTTCTGAGAGCCTTTTTCTAGTCGAGAAAGCCTTGCCTCCAGTTGAGAATTCTGCTCTTGCATTTGACGAGCCTGTAACTCTGCTTCTCTGCGTTGGTCAACAAGCTTTTTGATTCTTTTCTGGACTTTTTCACCATATTCTGGTGGCTCTTCCTCTTTTTCCTCGGCAACATCTTTTGCCTCTTCTTTAGGATCGTCAGTTATTTCTATTTCAAAATCTCCAGGATCAGCTTTCGCTTTTTTGATCTCATCTTCGATTTCGCCTATTACTTCTTCTTTTTCCATGGTAGCGTTCTCCAAGTTATGTCGCTAAATAAGCAGTGACTTCAACTTCTTCAGGCAAAATAGACGTTAATTCGTCGTCATTTAGCAAAAGAAGCCTTACACCATTAATTGTTACTTTCTGACCTGCGTATTTGCCATAAGTAACTCGATCCCCAACTTTTGGGGTTTGCTCCATCTTCCATTTATCTCCTGTATCACGATCCCGAAAAGCAAGTTCGCCCATTTTCGCAACACGACCATGAGCAGTTAAATACTCTTCATTGTCTTTTGAAATTGAAGGCAAGTGAATTCCACCTTTTGTTTTCATTTTTGCTTGATGGGGTTGAACAAGAACTTTCCAGTTTAATGGAGTTGGGAGTTCTTCAGTAGTAATTTCCGAATCTGTTGATTCGTCTTTGTATGCATGTTGATGAGACATGTTTAATCATCCTTTTCTAATTTTTTTAATGTTTCGCTGATAATTTCAGAGGCTTGTTCTAAACCTTCCGCAATACCAACGTGTTTATTATAAGATTCAAAGTCAGAAACCCGACCTTCAATCATCGCTTCGGCTATCTCTAGCCTTTTCTCCTTCAGATTCTTTTTTATCTTCTGGAGTAATTCTGTCACTGTCATTTTTAACACCTCCTGACATAGAAACGCCAGTTACAAAAACAGTAACGTCTTTTTTATGATCTGACATTAATATCCTTTCTTTTTACCTTTTTTCTTTTTGCCCATTTTCTTTTTGCCTCCTTTCTTTAAAAGTGTTTTAAATTTAGTTCTGTTCATCTGGCAATCCTCCTAATGTGCCCAATGGTACTCCTAAAATTGATAGATATTTAAAAATATCACTCATTTTACCAACTTTTTTACCTTCTTCCCCAGGAATTTGCAACATACTTTTTTCTGTATAAGCTTCAGCAGTTTCTGGCAACTTACTTGCTAATTTTTCTCTACCTGCAGGAATAACTCTTACAAGATTTCTTAATGCACCTAAAGCTTCCATTGCTCTGTTACGATGTCGACCATCATGCATAACAAATTGAGCAACATCGTCTGTATAAGGAGTTTCATAGCTTAAATAAGGAACTTCTCCCATCGCTGTGCCTTTTTTCACATCGCCAATATACTTGGCAACTGTTTTATTTACTTCTTCAGCAACAATAGGATTTTCCATATCTAATTGTGCAGCAATTTTACGAAAGTCAGGTGGATTCATTATAGCAAGATCAGCTGTTCCTTCATTGGCTTCTCTGATAGCAGAGAAAAGCTCCATTCTGTCAAACAAAGTAAAAGCTTCAGGCATCTCTTTTTCAAGATTAACCAATTTGCTTCCCATCTCTTCTGCAACTTCATCTGCAGGTCTTCCTAGCTTATCAGCCAAAGAAGCAACCCAGCGAAAAGCTGTATCGCCAAGTTCAGCTAATATTTTTCCTTTGCCCATTAAAATTCTGCTCCTCTATCCATCATATCCTGATATTCTTTCATCTCTCTTTTTTCTCTGGCTGATAATTTTTCTTTTGGAATAAGTCTTGGCTTTTTTGCTTCAGCCAATGCATCAATTTCATCTATAACTTTTTTCAACTCTTTAAAACGAGATGTTTTTTGCCCTTCAGCCTGAATAAATTCTTCCCAATCCATATCACCTTTACCATAAGTTTTTTGAAGCATTTTATCTTTAAATAAAGGCTCAACTGAATAATCAGAATCCATACTTTCTTCAGCATTGAATTCTCCAAAACCTTCGCCTAATTCATCAAATTTACTTAAACCTTCTTCACCTGTGTCAACTCCTTCTACAAGTTTCTTCCTTAAATCAACACTTGCATTCTCTGCAGAAATATGTGCTGTTTTGTAAAAATCTAAATCAATTTTGTTTTTCTCTAAAAATTTTTGCGCATCTTCAGGACCAAGCATTTTTTCTGCATATTCTTCAATACTATGATATCCACTAAGTTTATTATGAATGGCTCTTTCTCCAAGAAAAAGATCATCATATTTATCTTTAGGAAGACCTGTAAACTCACTGAAAATTTCCCTCATAAATTCAACATATTGTTTTGGATTTTCATCAAAATCAAATGTATCCATATTCATTACTTTTTCCCAATCATCAAATTCTCTAACGACTGGTGATATTTTTGTTGGAGCAACATCTTCAATAATTTTACCAGCAGGAACTTCACTTAAAGCACCAACTGCGAGAGGTGCTGCAATTGCAGTTTTACCCATTCCACCTAAAAAACCTCTTCTAGATAAATCAACTGGTGGTGATGAAGATTTTCTAGATAAACTTTTAAAAAAGTTTTTGACTGGGGTTGTTGCAAGCTTTATTCCAGGAGCTGTCTCGATTGCTGCGAATCCTGCACCTAAACCTGATTCTAAATAATCTCCACGATCATAAGCTCTTTTTGCTTCTTGTATTGCGAATGGTATTTGAATAGGTGTAAAATCTAAAACTCCTATCCCACCTTCAGACATAGGATTCTCATAGCTCCCAAGCAAACCTCTCGCAGCATCATAAGAAGAATATTGATCGCCATATCCTATATTTTGTAAAACTCCTGCAACTTTGTCAACTGCTTTTTGCCTAAGTGTTGCACCTTTTCCTTTATTCGGATCTTCTAATACTCCATATTTTTGAGCATACTCTTCTCTGGTCATTCCGAAGTTTTCTATAAATTCTTGTTCATCCATTATACTTGCCCTGCTGATAATTGACCTGCTAATATTCTTAAAGTTTCCATAAAGCTTTTGTCTAATTCTTTTGCAGCTTTTGCAAATTCTTTAGGAGATATCTCATCAGACGAAATATTTCTTCGCTCTAGAAAACTTTTTGCTGCACGTATTTCTGCCTGTGCTACTTTTTTAATTGCTGCTCTCGCCATCCATCGCTCCTAATGCACCTAATGTTCCTGCTGGAACTGCTGCTAATATTTCTCCTTTTTTCGACTTTTTAGGATCGAACTTAGCAAATACAGATCGAACCATGCCATCAGGAGAAAAAATAACAATATTATTTATCAACTCTCCTGTATCAGACTTAAAACTTTCTTTTACACCTTTAAATCCTAAAGTTTCTAAAATTTCTTGAACATCATCAGGAGTTTCTCTATATGCACCATCAAGACTAAACATAGAAGTTTCTATATCGTCACTTATACCTGTCATGCCAATCTTTTCAGAAAATTCGTTTACCATTTTAACATGCTCTGGATTATCCATATCATAAATTTCATCGGTTTTTAGTTTAACAGGGTAAACTGTCGCTTGATTGTAATCTGGATCTAATGCGAAGCCTTCTCCTGTAGAATAAAGATTAGCATCTTCAGGATCATCAGTAAAAAAAGATCTTGGTTCAAATTCTTTTATATCAGTTTCTTTTGTTCCATGATAATAAATTTTCGGATCGAACTCTTTTAAATAGCCTCCCAATGCACCGATCTTGTTGCCTAAAGCATCGGCTGCACTTGTTGCGAGTTTAGTTTTCCAGCTCATTTCTTATGAACTTTCTGAACTTCAAAAGATGCTTTCTTGCTGGCACCTTTGTGTGGTTTATAGCCTGTTGATGGATTTTTCATTAGCTTGTAGCTGTTTCCTGATTTCATCCAATGAAAACCTTTAGGTGCTTCGACTGATTTTTTACCCATTATTTACCTCTTGAAGCATAAATAGCTTTGCCTTGTTTTTTGGCTTTGGCTTTTGATTTGTAAGTCTTGCCAGACTTGCCCCATTTGTAACCACCTTTTACTTTTCGAACAGGCATTACCCACCAAGCAATTTATTCATCATGGAATGAACATCGTCGCCTGAACCGACTTTCATCACTTTAACTTTAACACCAGAATCTTCAGGCATCATTTCTTCTTCCATTACCTCTTCTTCCTCGCCATATTCGCCTTGATGACAAAGCAATAAAAAGTTTACGAGCTGATCATCGGTCATATCCAAACCATCAGCGTTATGAGCAAACCCCATCTTTTCTTCAAAGAGGCTTGCATTCTCTTCCATGTTTTCTACATTTACTTCAGCCATTTTATTCTCCTTTTAAGGTAATGTTGAAAATTGTTCGACTATATTTTGTAAATTAAACCGAGCTTCTTTGGTCATTCTATTCCCTTTCATTCGATCTTCCATTAAGGAGCTTTTTTGTTTTTCCAAGAAATTCCATATATCAATTATCTCTCCTGGCATTTCTTTAGCATCAGGAAAAGGATCACTCAATATTCTCTGAACAGTTTCGATTAGCTCTCTGTCTGTAAGATTCTCAGCTCTCTGCTGTTCGTCATCAACACGAACTTGGCCATATGGTTTTGGTGCTGTCATTCCTGGAAATCTACCAGCTTCATTTCCTGACCTTAAAATAGAATCTATCTGTTCAGTTTGATCTGCCATTATAATCTCCTTTTAAGCATATGGGTCAACAACATTACCTTCAGCATCATAATAAACTGTAGAGCCATCTTCTTGCTCTATCTTATTAACAACCTGAGTAGAGTGAACTGGTGCTACTCCAAAACGAGAATAAGGACTAGCAGCAAAACGATCCCACATGCCACCTCTCATCCCAGTTCTGTAACTAGGATAAGTTGTAGTAATTATTTCTTGGGTGGTTGATTCAGGGAAAGTAACTGTTCCGTCTGGATTAACGACAGGAGAAGTCTGTGAAACATCATCAGCAATTATTTCTGTTGAAGTGTCTGTTGACGTGTCTAATGCTGGTATTGTGCCAACTCCAATATCAACTCCATCTACTGTTGATTCAAAAGGCTCACCACCTAAATAGATAATCTCATCAAAATCTAAACCATCAGGAGTGTAAGGCATTGTGTCTGCGTCTAAAGGATTGACCATGTTGGAATCAAGTAATGGGTAAGGTTGTCCTGTATTTGGATTTATCCTTCCTACTTTGAATCTATCTTCTAAATGAGACATTCCCCATTTGTCAATGTATGCGTCAACTATTTCTTGGCCTTTGTCCATTTTAGTTTGTAAGTTTCCTAATTCGGCATTGAGTTGCTCTTTTGCTTGTTCGTATGGAGGATCTCCTTCGGAAAATCCCTCGCCAATTACAGTTTCAAGATTAGTTTGTAAATCTTGAATTGACGGACCATCGAGTGATGATTGGGCAGAAGCTAATAAGTCTGCTTGGTTCGCTTCAATTTGAGTTCCATATTCGTTGCCGAATGCATCGTAGTAAACTTTCGCTGATTGCTCGGCAGCTGCTACGTCTGCTGCACTGGCTGCAGCTTGAGTTGAATATTCGTTGCCGAATGCATCATAATAAACTGTAGGAGTTGATGGTAAATTTGTTCCATATTCTGACCCTTTCCACATAAATGTTTGATGTCCTGCAGCACGAGCTGTAGAATATGCTTGATCAAAAGTTAATCCTGTTGTTGGGTCTGTTGGTTTTGATGCATCTATAGCCTCGTCGGAAGCATTCCTGTCTTGTATATTATCAAAAATATTCCCCTGTTGATCTTTCCAATAATCAACTCCTTCAACAGGATTATAAGTTGATGTATCAGCTTTCCCAAGAGTTACAATCTCTGTCAAAGTATCGCCTGCAGCACCAACAACATCACTTCCTAAATCATAAAGACCTTCTGCAACATCACCTCCGAGATCATAAGCACCTTCTGCAAGATCTGTAATAAATTCACCTGCAGCACTACCAGCATCACTTACATATTCAAAACCTTTAGAGACTGCGTTAACGAATGCGGAGCCAGCTTCTGATGCAGCATTACCAATTGCACTAAAAAAGTCTTCTACAACATTATAAGCAGGAACACCATTTGGTCCAACAATAGGAGGAATGTTGCCTCTATATTCTTGAATAATTTTCTCTTCTTCTGGATTGATGTAAGCCAACATATGAGGTTGACCCTCAATAACTGTTTCTTTTGGTAATGCTCCGAATTGATTCATGTTTGTGCCCTCATAGCTTCAGCGACATTAGACAAAGCACCCATATCACCTTGCCCTAGTCTTTTTTTAATTTCCTCAACTTTATCCATTAAATAATTTGTCATTTGGTCACCACCTTGTGGCATTGGAGCCATTTGTTGTTGCCTTGGTTGGATATTGCCGAAAGCTCCAGGATTGATAGGTCGTATAGACGCTAAAATATCATTCACCTTTTAATGCCTCCATTTGGATATCTGCTGCATTCTTTTCTCGCTCCATCTGAATTTTAGAAGCATTCTTTTCTCGCTCTAATTGGAGTTCAGCTTCAAGTTTTGTTATTTTCGCCTGTAGATCTGCCTGAGCTTTTGCTGCTTCTATTTGTAAGTCTTGCTGGGCTTCAGCTTGTTTAATTTGGATTGAGGACTGTGCTTTAGCTTGATCTGCAGAGATTTGGGCTTGCGTCCTAGCTTTGAGTGCTTCAGTTTCGAGTTGGGCAAGTTGTTGTGCATATTGTAATGGGTTCTGTTGTTGACCTTGTTTCATTGCAGCAGTTAATGCTTCAATCTCTTTCATTTGAGGAGCTTGCTGTACAACCTGAGCAGCACGCTGACTAATTAAATTATCTAAATCAGCAGGAATATCTTTCGGTTGATAATCACTAGCTTTAAAATCAGGAATTGGTGGCATCGGAACGCCAACTCCAGCTTCCATCCTAACTCTATATAATAACGCAACATGTTCAGCGATATGTGCAATAAGAACAGGAAGCATTCCTTTTGCTCCAGGATTTCCTGCGAGAGAAGGATCCTGAATAAACTGCATATGAACAGCAATATGAGAGTCGTGATCCTGATCTGGAAAAGCTTTGATTGCTTTGCCATACATTACTGACATATTCTCGTCTATTGGATCCATTCTTGGAGCTTCTTCAGGCTTTATAAGAATTTCGTCTATGTTTGGTATTCTTATGGCTTCATACATACGTTTATATGCTTCGTACATATTATGCATATCAGGAGCTGACTGAGCCATTTGTAAAACAGCTTGTGCTTGAGCTATTCTCTGGGCAGTAGAAAAAATGTTGGGGTCACTGACTGGGAGAACGTCAATGCGATCATTAAAGTCAGCAGCAAAGACCTCAGAACTGCCTCCGATAGATGAAAATGTAAACTGCTCAGGAAGGTTCTCAGCATTAAGAGAGGAAATTAGCTTGAACTCTTGACCTTGAGAATAATGCAACCTTTTGTGAATCGCTGAGAAAGCTTTGGAACCTTGCTCAATAAGTGCGACTGTCGAGCCAACAGGTGCATTCGGGTTTACATCCCCAACATTTAAATCAGCAGTACTAGCGAATCGCTGACCTGCATCTACAATAAATCCTAATAAATTAAATAAAGATCCACTTGGCTCTTTAAAAGGCAAAGGCATTATAGCTTTATTAACATCGTCAACTGTTGCATCAAGATCAACGAACTCTCCAGGATTAACCTGCATCTCGCCACCTGAAACTCTGCCTCTTAATTTAAAGCCACCTTGCATATTTGAAAATGCAGCTGAGTCTAATAAAGCTCGTAAGGATCCAGTTGCTGCTTTGCCCAATCCACCAATAAGATGATATAAGCCAAAACCATAAAAACCAAGTCCAGGAAGGAACTTATAACTAACGAACCAATCTCTTCGTTTTTTCTTTTCATCATCTTCTTTCCAGTTACGACGAATGCTAACAACATGCTCATTATCATAATCTATAGTAACAACATAAGGTATTGCCACTTCAGCATCTTCATCTTCAAAAGATTCATAAACGTGCATCTCAAGAAGAGTTATCACTTCATCTTCTGCATCATCGGCATTCTGATCAACACCTTCAATATCGCCAATCGTATCTCCTGAAGGATCAAGATCGCCACCTTTATCTTTAGTTGGCAAATACCAACCTGCTTCAACATACCGATTATAATCGTTCTTTGGCATACGAATGACATGAGTATATCTTAAGGAAGTATTAAGATCTTTGCTTTCTGGTGCGACAACAAAGTCTTCAGCTTTAACAAATTGCGAACATTGTCTTTCTAAATTTGTATCCCACCAAACTTTTTTAAATGTTTGACCAACTAATGGCAAATGAAATAACATCTGATCTAAGTCAGGAAAGTATTCAGGCATTTCCTGAGTGATCTGATAATTCATATATTCCCGAACTCTACGAGCTTGTTCTTCTAGCTCTTCACTTGGGTCGCCAACAATAACTGCTTTAACAGGACCACCAGAAGGATAAAGCTCTGCGATTGCTTTAGCATTGAATTGGGTTGCTGCTTCAGAGATCAAAGGATGAACAACAGTTGAAAGGCCACGAACAGCACGCTCTTCTTCGGACTCTTCCATGCCACCATCAGGATCTAAAGTTTTTAATCCTTTTTTGTATCTCTCTTCCCACTCAGAACGAGCTTCACGATCTGTATTATAAAAACCTATTAAGTCTGATGCAGTTCTATTTAATTCTTTATCGGACATGTCTTCTGCCAGATTTGCATCGAAATTGCTATCTTCTTCTTTTACTTCATCAAGCTCTGGGTCACCAATAAGAACATCATTACCAACTTCTTCAACTTGTAAATTATCAGAGGGAGCACCTTCAGCAAAAGGAATAGATGTTTCAGCCATATAATGTTATCCTTTGTTTTTCTTGATAATCGTCTTCTTCATAATCTTCCGAATGAGTAACAAACCAACCTTTTCGTAATCTTAACCATGCCTGCGTACAAGTATCAACTATGTCATCATTATCAGTTGCAGGAAATGCTGCACAGATATCTATTAAATTCTTAGCCCATTTTTTGTCAAAAGGAAAGTAAATTCTTCCATCTTCTAATAAAGCCGATGATGCATGGGCACGAGCTTCCTTGTCTCGATCAGGTAAATATTCAAGAACTGGGACTCCTGCCATGCGTAAATCTTGCAATAAAGATTGGCCAGAAGCCTTCTTTTCTATTAAAACAGCGTCAGGTTCATAGTCCTGATAAGCTTCCTGAGCAATTTTTCTTAATTCAGGATAACTAACACGATCGTACCACATCTCTAATACAATAGCACAAGTCATTCCTCTGTCTCTGAACACTCCCCAAGTTGTTCGAGCAGAATAAGAAGTTTTTTCTTTCGTGCTGAAAGCAGTATCCCAAGATTGAAGAACATACTCAATGTCTGGCAGATCATCTTTCTCCCATGGCACCCACCACTCAGCTTTTAATATCCCACCACCTTTGGGCATTGGTCTCTGCTGCAATTGACCTGCGGAGGCATAAGACCCAAGACTTTTCTCAAGGCTTTCGAGAGTTTTAACATCAATCCTCTCTGGCCACAGCAAGTCGCCCTCTTTGGTTCTTGGATCTGTGAAGCCAAGTCTTGATCTGGTTGGTGTTGGGTGTCCGATCTCATATCGAGCAGGTAAGCATAAATGATCCCAATCATCGTATTCATTCCTTAATATGTGTCCTGTTAAATCTGTTTCGTGAACTCTTTGCATTATAATTATGAATGCTCCTGTCTTAGGATCGTTCAGTCGAGTTTGCATTGCTTGATCCCACCATTCAAGAACACCTTCACGAACTGTTGAACTTTCAGCTTCCCGAACATTATGTGGATCATCAATCACAATTATGTCGCCACCTTCACCAGTCAACGCACCATCAACAGACGTCGCAATTCTCTGGCCAGTCTTATCGTTCTCAAATCTTTGTTTCTGGTTTTGGTCTGTTGTTAATTTAAATTCTCCTCCAAAATGTTCTTTATACCAACGAGAATCAATTAATCTTCTACACTTTACCGAATCTCTTATGGAAAGAGAGCCAGCATAAGACGCATACAAGAACTTTTTCTCTGGCTGTATGGTCCAAGTCCATGCAGGAAGTGCAACTGCAACTGAGATAGATTTCATATGACGAGGAGGAATATTAATAATTAGCCTTTTGATATCACCTTTAACGACAGCTTGTAAATGATCAGCTATTGCGTCAATATGCCAATTATCATAAAAGTCTCGTCCAGGTTCAATCGTTCCCCAAGAGTTCCTGATGAACTCCTTCAACGATCTCCTCATCTTCTCTGCTCGAACTTCCGTCAGTGACAGCGTGCTCAAGAACTCGTTCAATTGCATTTAAATCCTCTCCTGTTAATTTACTTATATCTACAACCTTTGTTGTTTCTACAGACGCATTTATTTCAACTGCTTTTAAATCAGGAACACATTTGCCCAATAAAGTTTTTGCAGCCATAACTCTGAGTTCAGGATCAGCACCAACCTTACCTACATTCTGAACTGTTCCATCTTGATCCTGCGAGTAAACAGGAAACATTTCTTTGCCTTGCATTACCGAAGCTAAAAATCCAACAGGATCAGCTTGTCCCATAATCCAATTGATGGTGGCTGGATGGTTCCACTTTTTATAGCGAGCTTGCCTATGCTGAGCAGGCTTTTGATTCTTTAATGACTCAACAGATTTAAACCTGCCATTCCATTTTTCTGGTTCAACTTTCCGTCCATTATTGATCGGTCTTTGTACTTGAACTTTATTTCCTTTGTCTGAAGCCAAAATATTCTCCTTTAAACCTTAACTTGCAGTGGTCAACTGTAAAGCAACTGTAACCTATCTCTGGCCAAAAAGAAACCCTCTAAAAAAAGAGGGTTCAAGTTAGAGAGCAGATTAAGTCAGGGGAGGAAAATCTGCCTTGCCATTTGGAGAGGCGTCACGCATGAATTGTTTTCGTTCCAATATTCCTTTTCCCAAGTTTCACAACCTAGTATCAAGTTTAATATAATAAAATTTAAAAATAAAGTAAAAATAACAATTACCAGAGTTACTCCTACTGCATTGATTCCTGACCTCAAATATTTATTCATTTTATATCCTTTCTAAATCTTGGAGAGCTTTTTCATATTGCCCTCTCTTATAATCTTTTCCTGTTATTTTAGTCACTGCTGCAAGAATTTGCTTTCCAGACATTCTGGAATTTTTCATCCCAAGGGACATCAACTTTAGATGCCCTTTGAGAAAAACTGCTTGAACTTTTGGATCTGATGGATTCAGCATTTAGCTCTCCATAATTTATAACCTTCAGTTGTCTGGGGAAAGCCATCTCTTTTCAGCCACTGCCTAATATGTAGCAGAAGATATCCTTTTGACTTAACAATATCTAATGGCATCTCACCATCAGCTCTCCTGTCTAAAAATTCTTCAATTTGAAAAAAGTCGATCAAAAATTTTCTAAAGCTAGGGATACTTGTTTTTGCACCATACTTAAATCTTGCGATAACCTTTCTTTCATTTCTGGATCTTGAAAGAACAAGTAAGTCTCCCTCTTTAAATAAATTTTCTTTTGTAAATTTAGCCATTTAATTTCCTTTCTCATTTTTGCTTTCGCAGACCTTTCGGTTTCGGGTGGGGAGCAACCCCACCACTCATCAGTGCGAATTATTTGCTACAAAAGAAACTATCTATTACATATTCCTGAGCAGCAGAAATAACCATGTCTAATTCATTTGCATCAACTTTAAGGTCTTTATGACCAGCATCCCAGGATCTTTTAGATCTATTATAGTCTTTTAAAAAAGCAACGACTGCTTCTCTAAAAATATCAGAGGTTGCATCTGCAACTTTTATTTGAAGTTCTTCGAATTTAGCTTCTGTTAATTCCATTTTTATTTCCTTTCTTAGCTAATATAAGTATTCTATCTTATTTCTTCAGAGAAGTAAAGTCTTTTTTTTAAATAAAGTTAAAAAAGAATTGTTTAAAAACAATAAGTTAAGGGGGAGTTTCCCCCTCACTTAAAAACCATTCGCATCACAATAAGCATCTGACCCATAACAAGGCTCTGACTCTTCCCAATGATCTGCATTAAGTTTACCACCATTTTGTAAGTGCAATTTCATTTTATCACAAAGCTTCTCAACAACAAGTTCAAGTATTTCTCTTGCTTTAAATATATCACCTTCGGCTTTTTCAATAAAATCTGAAAGTTTAAAAGTATAATCGTGAACCCAACGATAACCTTTTTCATCTTCCGCTGAAACACAATAAGCTTCGTGATGTATTTCTGAACCACACTCATCAGTACCTGCAAGATACAACCAAGTATCAGGACCAAACTGTAATTTATTTGCTTTTGTAATATCCATTTTATTTTCCTTTCTTGCTATCCAAGACACTTAGTGTTTCGAGGAGGGAGCAACCCTCCTCATCATCAGTTGGAATTATGGCCAATAAAGTGTTACACCATCATCACTTACAAAATCACGAAAAATATCTACTGCTTCGTCTGCTTCTGGGGAAACTTTTTTACCATGATGATGAGCCAACCGAACTTTTTCTATCATAACTTCCATTGCCCACTGTAACTTACCTACTGTAAGTCTATCACTATCTTCTGATAAATTTATTATATCCATTTTATATTTCCTTTCTTAAAAATGCTTTACCTTGCTGCCTTACTTTTTTATTACCTTTTCTTTTAAGTGACTTTTCCCAAGCTCTAGAAGTGCTATGAGTTTTGCCTCGACCTTTTATTCCTTTTGCCATTTTTTCTTTCCTTTCTCAATCTTAAGTATATTCTATCTTATCTGGCCAAAGAAGTAAAGGATTATTTTAAAAAAAGATCCCTTTAAAAACAATGACTTATAAAAAAGTTACCAATGTTCGGTTTCGGTTACCGATGGTTTCGTTCTTAGGTAACGTGTGCAACTAATTGTAATCAAATAATAAAACACCATTCGTTACCGACGTTACCACAAATTCGCTTTTTTTAAAAAAATATTTTTAACACCCAAATTTTATTTATATATATAATAGTGGTAAGCCAAGAACGTATCTGAAAACAAATGAAGGTCGGTAACGCTGGTTTTCTGGTTACTTCTTTGTTATAATTAAGAAAGGTCGGTAACTGCTAAAAAAAATATTTACTTTTAAATTTAAAAAAAGTAAGGTAAAGTTAATTGTTTAGAAAGGAAATGAACGTGACTGAAAGAATATTATACGTTGCAGATGTTAAAAAGGAGCTTGATGTTTCATTGCTCTCTGATTTTGCCTTGGGTCATGGTTGCTTGTTTGAAGTAAAAGGAAACAGCAACTATCAATTTTACTCTCACAAGTTTGACTGGCTTGAAGAGTTGCTGAGCCAATTGGAAATTGATAGCTCTATAATTTATAAAGTAACTCCAATTAGCATAGAAGAAGAATTTGCTTTGAAGCCTATCACTACCAAAGAAAGGCGAAGCAATAGTCAGCTCAGCAGTGTTAACTCAGCTAGGCTTCAGAGAATGAGGCAAAAATATGATATTGATAAAAGTTTGAAAAAAGCAAATAGAACCCATACAGATAATTTGGGAACTATTTCGTTAAAGCATCGGAGAAGGTAAATGGCAAAAGTTTATATAGTTAATAGACCTGTAAAAAATAAGTTTGGTTGGGTGCCAGATCTAACTGATGCTTCTCGTTATGGCTCGCTTGAAGTTATTTTTGAGCCTGATGAGAAACCACAGTTCTTACCAGTTCCAAGCATCCACAAAGCTAGAAAGATAATGAAGGATTTCTGCCCAGAGGATTACATTCTTTGGCCAGGAGGTGGCGACCCAATTGCTGTAATGATCGTTTGTATGATTGCTGCAGAAACATCGCCAATTGTGCGTGTCCTAAGATGGGAGCGTAATATGGAAGAAGGTGAAAGGGATAGACGAAAAGGTTGGTATATGCCTGTTGCCTTAGAATTAAGAAAGGAAAGCAATGACTATAGATCTGCTTGATGACGTGGCACCTGCGTCAAATTCACTAGGTGCAATTACTGAGATGGGTCAGG